CGCTTCCTGGTGTAATTACACCAGTAAAGATTTATATGTGATGCAAATGATGGTTGCCGATTTGGTCCAGCCCTTGGTCAATTTTAATGGTCATGTGGTTGTTTTGGAAGGTTCAACACCTTCTGGAATTCCCTTGACCGTTATCGTCAACGGACTTGACAACAGTCTTATGAACCGATGTGGTTTTAAAGCCTGTTACCCGGATGCACCAATTGGGACCTTTAGAACAGCTGTAAAGCACATCAATTATGGTGATGATTTCATAAATGCTGTTCACAGGGCCTATGGCAAATTTAACTTTTTGGCCCTACAAGAGTATTTGGCTCTTTATGGTATCCATGTGACACCTGGTGTCAAAGATGCTGAGGGTAAAAAGTACGTTGAGTTTGACAAATTGGTATTTTTGCAACGTCGATCCCGTTACGAACCACGTTTGGGGTACAGAATTGGTGCCCTAGAAGAGAAGTCCATCACAAAGATGTTGAGTAGCATTTTGGCCTCTACCTCGATGACACGGGGAGAAGCCACAGCTATGAACATTGATACTGCTCTTCAGGAATATGTCCACCATCCTCCAGAAATTTTTTCTGACAGACAGGAGTGGTTACGTGGTGCAGCAACCGAGGCAGGAATCGCTCATATGTGTAGGAACATTAATCGCACTAATGAGGAAATATTCCGAGCTCTACACGATGATGCATGAGCACGTCCTCCGAAGACGTTAAAAGCATGGCTCTGTGCGGGTCCGACTGTACACTTAGATAGAAACCAAAATCGGACTTTGTATATTGGTTACCACTTGACCCATTTTTCTCCATAGGGTTGAGGAGGCTTGTACAATTTAGAATGTTTATATTACATATTTATGTCCCTGTTTACATTTGTGGAGAAACAACAGGCTTCGCATTGATACTCGCGGAGTACTGTACATAGTTGTATCTCTAATGTTAATTTTTATAATATATCCGAAGTTCCGAAAACGCAAAAGATCGGCACGGTCACTTTTGCCCACGCGGACGCCCCTATGGGTCATAGCGTACCATCTCCCCTTGAGTCTACTTACAAACCGGGGGAAACCACCGACGTGCCATTAGGCGAGTTTCTCGCACGACCAGTAGTGATTCATTCTGATGAGATTCCTTTGAATAATCAGTATGATTTGCAGATAGACCCGTGGTCTCTTTTCCTAAATGATCCTCTTGTTAAGAGGAGAATTGAGGGTTTCAAACACGTTAGAGGACGGTTGAAATTGAGAGTGATTATCACGGGTAATCCCATGTTATTTGGTCGGTTTCTTGTATTTTATGTACCAAGAGCCACCACAAACATGCACCAATTTGCCCAACGTTTCCAAGACGCATGTTATGCACAGGGTACTCAGTATCCCCATGTTTTTCTGGATCCTTCCTTAGGGGAAGGTGGAGAGATGGAACTACCATTTTTCTGTCCAGAGAACTGGCTAGACCTCACTGAAGCTAATTCAGTGCGTGACATGGGTCAGTTGAGAATAGAGACGATCAAGCAATTGGGGCACGCCAATGGGACAACTGGAACGTGCAGCTTTTCCATCTTTGCATGGATGGAAGGGGCAGAGATCTGTGCCCCCACCTCAGCACCTTATGGAGCTTGGACTTACCAATCAGCGAACGCATCCACTCATATTGAGTATGTTCCTGAACCGAGCCCAAAAGTGTCAACTACAGCCATTACATCTGTGGCCATGGGAATAGGAAGTTTCATTCTCACAGCCTTGACGTTCGTGGCGACCTTTCATCAGCGCATTCGGCGTCTGTTTCACAGACAGCCAGATGAAGTGCCTCAAACCGGATTTGGTGATTCCCCAGTGTCTAAGACCGCAACGGCTGTTGCTAAGGCAGCAGGCGTTGTGTCAACGATTCCAGCACTGGAGCCATATGCCAAAGCTACTGAAATGGGAGCTACGGCAATGGCTAGAATTGCTCATTTGTTTGGTTTTAGTCGCCCTCAAATTGTGGGTGATATTTCCAAATATCGAGAGTTCTCAGCAGGTCAATTGGCCCCTATGAACACCAAGGAGGTCGTAGCACGCTTGAGTGCAGATGAAAAAGGCGAGTTAACGGTAGATTCGCGCACCGTTGGACTCAGTGGTGTTGACGAGATGTCAATTCCATATATTGTACAGCGCGAGGCCATAATTTCCCGTGTGGATTGGGGAGAGGATGATGCACGACACACAAATATCATTAGTGTGAATGTAAATCCCGTGCATTGGTGTACGGATTCTAGTGCTCTCACTAATTTCACCATTTTGCCTCCAGTGTCTGCTGTCAGTCAACTCTTCAGATATTGGAGGGGCACCTTGATCTTTAGATTTAAGATTTCAGCGTCAGCACTACATAGAGGGAAGTTGCGAGTCGCATATGATCCTGTGACTAATAGCACTTCCTCTGCGATGAATGAAATTTATTCACGCATAGTTGATATTGAGACCAATAGAGATTTTGAGGTGCCGGTACACTGGCATTCATACCAGAGCTGGCTCAAAGTCCAGGATGCTGACATTGGTAATTCCAACAGCAATCTTGGCATCACACTTGTGAACAATCCCGTATTTTCCAATGGACAGATCACACTTTCAGTTTTGGAGCCTTTGACGTCTCCTGATCCCAGTCTCGGTAATGAGATAGGGATTGACATCTCTATACGAGCTGGCGAAGATTTTGAATTTGCTGATCCCACGTCAAAACGCATTTCTAAGTGGACATTCACTAACCCTGATCCCGATGAGATTCCGCAATCTGCACTTGAAGCAGATGGTATGGAAGATAACCTTCCTGAGGGGGGTGATCCCGTTGAGGGGATCGGATCAGGGGAGCTGATACATACGGACAAGAGTAATTTGGTGTTCATGGGAGAGACAATTGTCTCACTCAGAACCCTCATGAAGCGTTACGATGGCAACGATGCTGAGACAGTGTCTGGAGCATTTTCCTATCTTGCCCATCGTGGACGTGCCAAATCCAATTTGACCGTACATGAATATATCACTGCGATGTTTGCCGGGAAGCGAGGATCTTTTAGACACAAATTTTTGTGTCCTGGTACCACCACCAGTATGCTCTCTGTTACATACACACGTGACACAGCAGCCACAACAATAGAAGATCTTTACGAGGGTTGTTTTTACAACACGCGAAACGCGGAAGTGGAAATTCCGTGGTATTCACCAAAGCGTTTTTCAAGCGCACGCGCTCATCCAAACTATTTGAGCGCAACCTACAGAGATTTGGATGATCCAGATTTGCATAGAGTGAGGGTAGTGGCGGGTCAACCCAACACCCCTGTTCACCACTTTATTGCGGCAGGAGAGGATCACTCTTGCTTTTTCTTTGTGGGATTGCCGGGGCTCTATGTCGCCCCGTAGAAATCGGTACTAATATAATCGTACCGTCGTGGACAGTAGTCCATGTTGTATATTTATATAGGAGTTTTAGACTCCATTTGTTAGAAATCGACACAGCACCGTGTCGTCGTGGATGGAAAATTCCATGGTCTAGTCTGACATCCCTGAGATTTTGTCTCGGAGCAGTTTTTGCAAGCGGATGTCTATGACGTCCGTGGAATTTTTCTCTGTTTCCGGGTGCAATTTTAAAGGTGAC